CAATTTAACGTTACGGTCATCTTTAGAGTACCAAACCTCAAACGCTTGGAAGTCGTTTTCTGCATCAACCCCGATGAACATATTGGAAGGCTTACCGAAGTAGGCTTTCTCCTGTCCGTTCAATCCTTGAACTGGAATTATCTTCATGTTGTAACCTGGGAATGTCAAACCGATAGACTGGTCTGCGTCAGGGTCACCGTTTGCACCTGAGTTAATTTGAACTCCGTTAGTGCTTCCGCCGTTAACAAGTACTCTATACAGGTAAGAGTAAGTATCATACCCTACGAATAGACATCCTGGCTCGCCTTCGCTCAATCCGTTAGATGCGGCAGAAGTGTAAATAAGCTCAACCATTGACTTCGCAGCCGCCTCAGTGTAAAGAGTGGTCAAAGTGTTTGTTGGGTCTGCATCCGTATAACCTGAGCCAATAGTATCAATGAAACCATTAAAGAATTGGTTGTTACCTGTACCTGTCACGGTGTCACCCTGCCAGATTGCTACATCAATTGCAGCCGCAACTTTCTCAGCGTAGTCATCCATGATAGCCGCCCATACATCAGCAGGTTCTACGCTTTCCATGTGCGCTCCTGCCTTCATATCCTGAACCATGTAATAAGGCTCTAGGTCTTTAGGACACCAAGCATCGTTTACTTTTATCTTACCCGGTGTGAGTGTTCGCTGTGAGATGGTAGTTCCACCTGAAGCATTGAACGCGCAATCGTCCGATTGGAAGAATATCGTTTGTGAAAGTTGTGGTAGTTTTTGACCGCCCTTTACGTTAGGGACTACCGTTACAATGTCGGTCATTTTTGAGCCTAGAACAACCGCCCTAGTTAGTGGAAAATTGTTTTCCTCAACGTAAGTAGTTAATCCTGAAAGGCCGCCTGTAAATCCTGATGCCATTTTATAATGTTTTAAATGAGTTTATTTTCTTAGTAATTTGCTGAAGTCTAGTTTGCTTTCCTGCTTTGCGAATGGGTTACGATGCTCTTTTGTCGGCTTCGCTTTTTCCTGTGCCGCGAACTTCTCAACCTCTGTAACCACGTCTAGGATAGTTTCCTTTAATGCTGCATTTTCGGATTTTAATTCCGCGATTGTCTCCTCAAACTTCAACCCTGCTATCTTATTCACAATAGCTTCATTGAGTTTATTCATCACATCGTTGGTTAGTGCCTCAACGTCCAACCCTTTAGGGGCTGGTACTTCAGGAAGTTCTTCGTTCATTTCTTCTTCAGCAGGAACTTCAACCGCGATAACCTCAACGATAATCCCCCCTTCTACATTGATAACCGAACCATCTTCTAGTTCATGTGAGCCGTCAGGAGCATCAATCAATTCAGCATCTTCTCCAATTACCTGAATGGTTGCGCCAACTTCTAAAGCAGGCTCAACTCGTAATAGAGTGCCGTCAACTGTACGCACATCTTCTAGTGTTACTTCTTCGGTGTTCTCATCTTCTGCGAGTACTACCTTTATCTTAGCTAGTTTAGCTACGATTTTCTCTCGTAATGTCTTTTCCATTATTAGGGCTTTGTATCCATAAATAGAAAAAGACCCTAGGTTGTTTGCTTTTGTACTTAAAAACTACCCTCCTTGAATTAAACGCTCAACCTCTTTTATTAGTTGCTCATCCAATTGCTTAGTGGCTGCATCTGTGAATATGCCTTCGATTGAAAAGCCTTTAAATGTACCGTCCTTTACTTTAGACCAAACCTCATCATTCTCGACCTTGAAGCTCCCGAACCATGAACCGTTAGGTAACTTAGCAAAGCCTTCAGGGGTTTTCTTGCGTTCGTCTATAATGAAGCTCTCGAACATATAAACCCCTTCTACTGCTGTTTCATGGTCTAGGTTCACGTTAGATGTCATCTTGTTTTTCATGAACCTCTGAGCAATCTGCATGATAGTGTCAGGGTCGAACTTTACGTAATACTCTCCGATGTGCTCATCCCGTCTATAAATAGGCAAATTAGCTACCATCAAAGCTCCGGTAACTATTCGCTTTTCTTCTGACTGAACTGCGAAGGTCTGCTGTTTTTGGTTGTTAAAAGCCAACCATTCGCGCTCAATTGCTGGATGGTCAACGAACGCAATAGCTTCAACTCCTGTTTCTTCGTGGTCATCTATGACCATGTTTATGAGTGGGTATTCCATACTATTAAATAGATTTATTCATAATTTGTTTTATCCAAAGGTCGCTTGTCCTTCAATCTGACTAACGTTATTCTGTGTGCCTGTTAATGAAGTTTCCACAACGAACGCCTGTATAGGTTGTAATTCCGCTTGTTCGGTATTGCCTAGTTCCGTAGTGTTGGTTGTAACACCTTGAATTGTTGGAGCAGGTGCAGACGATGGAACGGATACACTTGGGACACCACCACCGCCTCCTCCTGGAACGCTCGCTAATATACCAGCCGCTTGTCCTACTGCTGTCAATACTGTCGCAATTTGCGTGGCTATGAACAACGGAGTAGCTATTACTGCTCCTGGCCCTGTTGCTGCTGCTGCTGCTGTTGCTCCTGCTATTGCTGAAGATATGCTCCTAGCTGTGTCAATAGCTATCTGAGCAACTGCCAATGTCTTCTGAATAGCTACGCTTGCTTTGGATTGACCTGCTAATGCTCCAACCAAAGTTCCTAATGAGCCTACCATGCTTGAAGCTACGGCTAACCGTGCGTCCTTTTCTTTGGTCGCTAACTCTATTCGTAATTGCGATGATTTTATCTCAGTATCATTTATAGCTTTTTGAGCGTCAGCCTCGGCTTGTACTTTTTTCGCGTTATGGTCATTTATGATGTTCATTTCTGTTTCATCATAAGCCATTTTAGCCTCAAGTCTTAGCTGGTCTTTTTCTTCATATGACGCATCAATCTGATTTAAAGCCATTTCAACAGCTTGGAACTTTGCCCACTCCGCGTCTATTGCAGCCTGTAACTCCTCATCTGCATTTAACGTCCTTCTTTCTGCTATGTACTCTTCAATTTCCGCTTGTTTCTTTACTCGCTCATCTAGTAGTTTAAACTCAAGGTCAGCGATTTTTTCAAGCTCTATCTGTTCTTTGATCAGTTGATCTTCGCGCTCTTTTGCCCTAGCTTTTACAGCTTCATTTCGCTGTTGTCTTTCTGTTTCGATTTCTCTTTCAAGTGAATTGATCTCTGTTTTTAATCGTCTGTTGAGATTTAAAGAAGATAGTTGTACACGGTAAACCTCCGCTTCAGCTTCTGCAACTCCTTTTAGTGTTTCTTCGTCCGACTTTGCTAGTTCCGCTTGCGCCTTTAGTATCCTTAGTTTTTCTTCAGCGTTGGCCTGCTCCCTTGCGGCTAGGTCACCCTCTAATCTCGCGGCTTCTTTCAGTGCATCCACACGCTCCTCTGCACTCTTTGTTTCATCTTCAGCAGCTAGTCTCGCTTCAGCTACTTGTTTTAATACCTTTGCCCTTTCAACACCTAGTTCACGTTCCGATACTTTCAATGCGTTCATTGCTTGCTCCAACTCAATAGCAAGCTTCACATCTCTTATCATTTCAGTTCCAAGAGAATTAAATGAGTTCTTTGCCGTTTCGAGTGCACCCATAAAGTCGCCTGAAAATACTTTCATCAAAGCTTCGCCAAGATTGGCTAATACATCGGTCATGTTATCCCACACAGCCGACAGTGCCGCGCTGATAACCCTTAACTTCTGTTGACCTTCCTCCGAGCTTTTAAAGAACGAAACCAACGTAGCACCAACGGCAACTATTGCAGCTATGACAGCTCCAAGCGGAGTGGCTATAAACGCTAACGCTGATTTTGTCATAGACTTGATGCCCATTGCAAAATTTACGGCTGCACCTGCTGCTCCTCCCATCGAACCGCCCAATGATTTAGCGTTATTGGCTGCGCTATCAAACCCCGTGCTCATTTCCTTGGACGTTTGCTTGGTTGTTGCTCCTAGCTTTTTAACGTCCTTTGTGGTCTGTTTTACTTCGCTCTTTACCTCCGAAGTATCAACCGTTACTTTTAATGCTATCTCTTTTGCTGCCATTAGTCCTCTATCAATAAAAGCTCAAATTCGCACGAAGTCTGCCCCGTAGCGTCATCAGTGC